TATTTTCAGGTTTAAACTTTGTTTCCCACATATAAGACATACTTACCTCCTTTGTTGAAGATTAATGAAGCTATCACGTTCGCGCCTTTCTCTTCTTCGTCGTTGCCGCCCTTTTGCATCGTGGCGGTTGTGGCATAGTTGGCAAAGACCAGCCAGATTCAAAAGGCTTGACGCTTCCGGCCTGTCATCATAAACGTGTGCCGTCGTTAGGACTACTACGCTTGCGGTTACCGGGTGAGGCTCTCCGTGCTTTGCACCACACCATTCACACCTGCCTCGTCCCCGGACAAACCGGACGAAGTAACTGCGCTTCTTCCAGTCCTTTGGGTATCTGTCTCTATTTTCTGGTCGTATTGGCATATAAAACCCTCGCTAACAATGTCACTCCAGCGGACGCCCAGGAGCGCCGCTGACCTTGTGCGTTATGTATAATAATAAATTCTCCCCTCTATCCATTCTCCGTTTTCCACTCAATAAGTCCCCACACAGCCAAACAAAAAATAGACCAGGAATAATACCCCCTGAGCCGGAAGGTTTGCTTTAAAATCAACAATAGCCCATGACAGGTTCGTAATGGCCCAAATAATAAAGCATATCCTTTTTTTCTTGATGTTTAAAACAACTCCAACCAGTGATAATAACGTCAGCATCCACAGCATGTTCAAACCAATCCTTTCATCTCAACAAATTCTCCCCTGTAATCTCATCTGCCGGGTGCTCCATTATATATCTCGTCACCTCTGGCGTATGGAACACCAACTCGTTTATACGCCCACCGACATATTTCCCATTTCGCAAAACTGTGAATCTTTCAGGCGTGTTGATGATCCTGACGCTTGGATTTTTCAAAAGCAGACCATGAAGTTCCAGAATCGCATCAGTGTTTATTGCCCGCCATTTGTTTTTTTTAGATTCTGCTTTTTTGTCTTCTATCTTCAACTCCTCTTTTTCAATCATCATTGCGGGCGGCAACCCTATTTTTATCCACTTATCAATATCTACCCCCAATTGGTATGCTTCTCCCGGATCTTTACCAGCCGGTACCGGCCATCGCTCACAATTGTCAAATTTTTCAGACCACCACTGCATGGCCTTTGCGCCTGGATCATCAAAGTCAAGGCTTACCAATATCTGGAGACAATTTCTCAACACATCATGCACCTCTACATCAGGCTTCGCTGACACCGACCCGAGCGCCACTGCTCCAATTTGTGGGTATTGACTGATCATCACTGCATCCAGTTCAGACTCTACTACGATAAATGCCCTTCTGTCCGGTTCCAGGATCATTGTTTTCATGGAGGATCCCGGCAAAACATAATAACGGGGATCATCAGGACCGCCAACTTCGGGACGGCGGATCCGAATCCTGGCTACTCTGCCATCGTAAATATATGGTATTACCAGGCCAACAGGGATCCATAAAGCCCGGAGTTTACCATTATCTTTGATGATTTCAGGCAGTCCCCATGCCTTGCATGATCGGAAAATATCCTTTCCGTTTTCTCCGGGGTTCCAGCCCAGCCAGTGGCGGCGAATGCCGGCCTCAGTGATGCCACGATTTAGGAGCCAATGAGATACAGATTTATTTTTTAACAGATTTTCACATGCCCAGATGGTTAGTTTTTGCGCTCTATTCTGCCAGGTCTCTGACGGAAGCTCATATTTTCTCGGAACAAATCCCCCTCTCTCAATATGAGGAGAAGGCTGCATTGGTTTAGAATCTGATATGACAATATTCAACCGGTTACATGCTTCGCGATAAGATAGCCCTTCAAAATCTCTAAGAAACTGTATATTATCCCCTGCCTTTTCGCACGAGCGGCACCAGTAACTACCCTGACCATTATTCTCCTGGGGCCAGACGTGGAACCGGTCTTTTCCGCCGCAATCAGGACATGGACCATGGTACTCTCCGCCATAGGTGTTCGATGACCTCTTGAGTTTAATTTTGGATTCTGCCAGGGTCAGGACATTCATAATGTTTTATCTTCTGGGGAGGGTTTGATTTTCAAAAATCTCCTATTTTTCTCTCCTCTTTTCTCCTATCTATTTATTTTTATTTATTATTCTATTATATATATAAAAACCCCCTTCAACCTTTTGGGGATAGTGGAGGGTTTATGCCCTATTGTTAGGATTTAGAAAAAATTAAAATATGATCGCGGACCTCATAGGGGTTAAACCCTCCACCCTCCCCAAAAAAAACATATCTATCCAGAGTATCTACAAAAATAACCGAGTAATTACGGCATGTTACGAGAATTATTAAAAACAGCAGATAATTTTCAAACCCTCCCCAAATCCTGCGGTGATAGTTAGAGGGTTGGATTGATGTTTTTGTATGTTTTTGAAAAAAATTTAAAAAGGGCGCCATCTTGTCTTTTAACCTTCCAGTCTCCCCAGGGGCATATTAAGGGCGATTCCGTGATACATATTACACCCTGCATATTTTGATTTGTCATACTTCTCGCTCAATTTTTTTCCGAACCATGTCCCGGTCGGTTCTTTTGAACCGATGTTAGAGTGGTACCATTCCACAAATGCGACGTATAGGATTGCCGCCTTTTCTTTTGCGCCAGGCTCCCGGATGCAACACTCGTCAATGAAATCAGCCAGAAGATCCTCATCGCGGCGGTATCTTTCGGTGGCCTCTGTAACTGATAGGGGCGGTTTTAAACCATGCTTTTGCCAGAGTAAACACCCCCGCACCAGCCATGCAAGAATACCTGGGGTCTCTTTCAGTAGTTTGCTATCAAGATCGAGTATGGCACGGCGCTCATGACATTCCCGCGGATCACGGTTGACAAACGATATTCTGAATGGGATCAAATGCACGCGCTCCCAAAATGCCTTGTCATTCGGCGGAGCCTGGGGCAGGGTGTTGGTCATTAAAAATAATTTATGTGTAGGCTCAAAACGGGTCTGATATTTGTCGTTGGGGTTACGCCCTATCAGCTCATCCTTTCCGGTAAGCCACTTTATCTTTGAAGTACTGAAACGACGATTCTCATCTATCTCGGAGGCGAACGCCATGCGAATTCCCTTGAGAGACATTATATCAGGCGACGGTCCTGCGGCAGATTTGGGATATTTCTGACTTAAGAGCATTTCTGCCTGAATTGGACTAGCCAGGTCCCCCATGACATAACTGATAGTCTCTACTATCAGGCTGCGGCCATTCCAACCGGTACGGCCATAAAACATTGGGAAAACCTTTTCATGAACAAGCCCGGTAATTGCGTAGCCGCAAAGACGATTCAGATAGGCGATCAGCTCCTCATCGCCGTTAAATATTGTCAAGAGTGTTTCTTCCCACAGGGGCGCCGGCTCATCGATGCCGAGAAAAACGACGGAACTGGCAAGGGAAAGACGATCGCCAGGACAGCCCGGTTTTATCCTGCCGGTCTCCAGGTTGATTACTCCGTTTGCGCACGGGAAAAGCATGGGTTTATTGTCAAACTCTGTCCCTTCTATCGCCAGGGGCTCATTAATGGTATGAGCAAACTTGAGGCAGGCAGATCGCCGTTTCTCTCCACGGAGCTGGCTAACCCGCTTGAGGATATCAGTCTGCTTCTTTTTGAGCTTCTGGATCTCGCCTTTATTTCCGTCATCGAGCATTAGATCTACGATTGTTCCAGCCAGGGATGTATACTCTGTCAAATATAATTCAGACATTTTTTCAACAGAGGCGAGCGAGCGCCCCATGATATCACGCTTCCAGTAGTGGCCGCCCCACTCATACCATTCCTGGGTGTTTTTACAGAAAAGGAATTTATCTCGAAAAAGCGTAGCATACATAACGCCATCGCCCAACTCATTAGCAAAAAGGCAGGAGTGAATAAATTTGCTATCGATCTTAGCTTTACCACTTTCGTTGGGTTGTGGGTGAGCCTGTTTTTCCTGCTCGACCCGATCTTGAACTTGCTTTTGCATATCGCTTAGATCGTCTGTCATTTATCACCACGTTTATCAAAGTTTTTGGTAGCGGGACCGGGAATCGAACCCGGAAGCCGAGCGTATGAGACTCAGATGGCACCTCGCCTTCCCGCATAAATGATTTTCTATTTTTCCACGATAAATAGAATTCCAAATGGACATAAAGCCCGGCTCTCGGGAAAC